GAAAGCAATATCGTCAACATCCCCTGGCTGCCATTCCGTGAACGACCCGTCTTTTAATTTGAACACGTTACGTCCACGCCTACCTGGTTTCAGATACGCCAAGATTCCACGTTCCCCAGGTAAAGCCCAGTTCACATAGTTGTCTGTTGGTGGGCGGAATGTTGCCATGTCTACACAATAGCAAAAGCCCACCACCGAAGCAGAGGGCTTTGCTTGAAGGACCAGTTAAAGAAGAATTACTTCTTCTTTGTCTTGCCCTTACCTGGCTTTGCCATATTCGCTGTTGCAGGTGCGCCACTCTTTACCTGAGTAACAAGTGCGCTTGTCTTATATGGTCCATTGCGAACAATCTTTGTTGGTTCAGTGCGAAGACCACGGGAGCCTGAAACCTTAGAAAGAGAAACAGCGTTTCCTGGCTGATATACAGATGGGATATTTGAAGTCACACGATTAAGGTTTGACTTTGTTTTCCCACCTTCAGCACGAGAAGTAGCGGCATCTGCCTTCTTCATCACAGCCTTACTAACTGCTGCTGTTTTTGCTGGAGCCTTCTTAGCAACCATATCTATTCCTCCAAATCAAGTAGGTGTATTTATACTAACACAAACAAAAGCCCCCCGTCCGAAGACAGGGGGCTAATGCTAACTGGGTTCAGTTAATTAGGAGTTCGCACCAATGCTTGAAGATGATTCAATGCGGCGCAATGCTTCCTGACGGAACACACCGTAACCAACGAAGTGCTTCCAACCGACTGGACGGAAACGCTGGAGGAGGTCGGTCACTGTGCCGTACACGATGGTTGGCTGTGAACCGTACTCGCCACCCATTGAGACAGCCTTGGCAAGTGCCTGCTGACCCATGATGAGGGTACCGTATGCGTCAATTGTTCCAGATGCACCAGAGTTGTTGGATGCGTTTGCGAACAGAGGCGCACGTGGCGACTCAATGAAACGAACACCTTCAAACATACCAATTTCACCATTGTAAAGAGGCATTGCGTTGGTGTACTTGTATGAGTCACGCCAGCCTGAAGCATCGGTGATGCCACGAAGGTCGTAGGACACGTCTGGGTGAATGAAGCCAACGTAGTTTCCACCGATGGTAGGAACGTTTGCTGCACGGAGTTGAGCAACTGCACGACGGATGTCCTTAGCGGTAAGGGTGTCGTCTGTGTTGATGGTTGTACGGCTTGATGGGGCTACTGCTCCACCTGTTGCGTAGATTACGTTGTCGCCAGCCTGGATTACGTCACGAGCGATGGTGTCAATTGACAAACCAGCGTTGTAACCAACAGCGTTAGCGGCTACTGGGTCAACAGGGAGGAAAGACGAAGCACGAAGTTTCGCTGTCGTAACTGTTGCGTTACCGTATTCACGGAGGGTGACGGTAACCTGGTTGTCACTCATAGCGACAGGGGTTACGTCTTCTGCTTCACCGAGTTCCGTGGTCGCTGCTGCGAGGTCGGAGAACACTGTGAACTTTACGGATGCACCTGGGTTCGTTGCGTTCGTGGCTTGCACGTCTGCGAACTGGTCAAAGTACATTTCTGGGCGAAGGGCAAAGTATGCCAACTTCTCAAAAGCAACCTGGTCAACCGAAAGGTTGGAGGTGCCTGTTTCTGCTGCGTAGTAATCAGCCATGATTTTTTTTCCTTAATAGGTAGAGGGTTTAAATTTCCCCAAGGTCAACACCTTGGGCTTGTGCCTCTGCAAAAATCGCTAACAGTTCTTCTTGGGACGACGCATCATTGATTCGTTTCATCCAAGATGGTCCACTAGATGCGGTGTCGGCTCCTGCTGCAATCCTGTTGGTTTGCTGCCATCCTGCCTTATCAACGTCCTGTGGGTTGTTCTGGGGTGCAATCAGTTGTGCTTCTACGAGAGCCTGCTTGATGGCTTCTGAATTCATTTCACCGTCGTAGGCTTTCACAAAGTATTTAAACTTCGGGTCTGCCGTGTCTACTCCTGCTTTTACAAACTCAAGTTCTTTGGCTTGACCTTGTAGTTCCGCAAGAAGTTTCTTTGCTTCACGGTTTTCTTTTTCCAGTTGCTTCATTCTGGCACGAACTGGGTTCGTATCAGATGCTTGCTGTTCGTAATCGTCTTCATCGTAGTTGTCTGCGAAATCTGACATATGGCACTCTCCTTAGGTCCACACCACATCGGAGGAACGTGGTGGCTACATAATTACACCCCATGTGACGCTACGGTATCGGGGGATTTCCCGTAGGTTTCAGCCATCGGCTTACAGAGTGAACTATATCACACTACTGTCCTGCTGTGCGTAGACCTGTGACACCTTGTTGTGTTTCGCTTAGACCGCCACCTGTTTCAAATGCGGCTTTGCGTTGACGTTGACGTTTGGCGATTCGTTGGGCTGCTGCTGCATTGGTTCCGACTACACCACTGATTTGTTCTTCACGGGTGATTTGTTCTTCACCAGCCATAGTTGTGTCAAACAACTCTCTTGATGCGCTCAGACCTCCAAAAGCCCTACGAGCATCTGCTGGCTGTACACCTTGTTGTGAAAGCATTTCGGCTTCCTGGGCAGACAAACGCATCTGTGCCTGGGTCTGTGCTTCGGCGGCAATCTGAGCAGCCTGTGCCTGTCGTAGAACGATGTCCTTTGATTTCTCAGGGTCAATAAAGAAAGCAGCAAGGGAGGCATCGTCAACCATGTAGAGGCGTTTCATCTCTGCAATAATCTGTGGGTCGGCATCTTTGACAGCCTTGTACCCCAGGTTTATCCGTTGTGTGATTTCGTCAGGGTCTGTGTCGTTCCCAATGAACCTGGCTAAATCCTGCTGTGAATCGTAAAACCCTATGGGCATACCAGAAGAACGCAACTTCTGGCGGTAAGCCTCCTCGTACTGAAGATAAGAAGCAGGCGACAACTCAGGTAAACTCTTAGCAACACGAGCAGCATTACCCGCAAACCTATCCTTATACGTCTTAGTGTTCCTAGTGGAATCAATAAGAATCGCCTCGTTATCTACAAGACCAGGGTTCGCTTGGGCAAAAGTCCACAAAGCATCAATTGCATCCTGTGCATCAAGCCCGTAAGGGCGAAGATAAGAAGCGAGAGTGTCACGTGCGTCAGCCATTATTTAACCTTACCAAAAGCACGAGTCAAAGAACGCCCAATAGTGGCAGCCAAATCATTAGCCTGCTGTGTCTGGTTCCAACCATACGAAGCATCTGTGCGTAACTTTTTATTCCAGTCAGCAAATGACATCGGAGCATTGCCCTTCTCAGGACCCTGGTTCAAAGCCTGAGAATACAAAGGGTCAGTCCAGTCAATAGATTCCTGATTCTTCTCCAACGTGCTAGCAGCAATACGAGCATACGGGTCAACAACCTGCTTAAAAGTACGACCTGCTTCAAACTCGTTAGCAAAAGATGGATACCAAACCTTCGCCTGTTCCTTCATATAGGTCTGCAATGTATCGGTTGATTCCGCACCAGTAGCAATCTTGCTAATCCACTGGTTCACAAATTCCTGGCGGCTACCACCACGAGTAGGGTAACCCCAAGTGTCAAGAGTTTGATTTACTTTTGTACCGACAAGACCCTGACGCAACTGAATAACATCTTCATCATCTTCAACAAGAAGACCACCTAAAGCGTTAGATACCATCTGGTCAGTCCAGCCCTCACGAACAGACTTAACAGCCAAATCTTTAAACTTCGCCTCGTTAATGTCAATCTTTACACCGCTACTTTGAGCGAGTGTTTGAATCTTCAACAACGAACCGTCAGTCATCTGTTGACGTGTTGCATCGTTCGCTGTGTCATATTCCACAGATGAATCAGTTAGCGTCTGCCAGAACTGAGTGCCCCGCATTTTTGTATTTAATATCTGCGCCGAAGGGGGGGTAGGAGAAGTAACAGCATCACGGAAAATCTGTTGCAACTCAGGGTACTGCTTCATATAAGCAGCCAAAGATGGGTACATCTTTTCAATCTGCTGCTGATAAGCAGGAAGAAGTTTGCCTGACTGGACACCAGCCTCGTTCAGATTGGCTTTCCATTCTTCAGAGAACTTACTGTACGCAGCCATACGACGGTTATACACAGCACTACCGACAGGTACTTTCCCGCCGTCAGTTAGATAGTCATTAACGTTTTTGTATGACTTTGTAAGTTGGTTATTTTTAAATCCAAGGAAATCCTTGTCAAGAGATTTCTTCAGTTTCTTTACATCTTCAGCCATTATAAACCTTTAATAATATCTAGCATTGTGTCTGCGACATTCATCGCCTGGAAATCTTGTGCTTCACCCTTAAACTTAGAACGCAAATTTTCATTAGCGTAGGTCTCCGCATTAGGTGCCTGTGTTGAACCGTATGCGGAGTTGCGTTCAAGTTGCTGATACGACTGGACCATTCCTTCAATTTGTGATTCGGAAAGTCCACGACCAAGGGTTGACATTGAAACTGATTGAAAAATATTTTTCAAATCTGTTGGGCTTGTCACACGTGCAGCACCCATGCCAGCATTTGCGTTGAACATTCCAGACCTGTCTGAACGTGCAACTGTCATAGCAGAGTTCATGTCCAAGCCAGTTTGGTTTGCATAGCGGAGGAACGAAGCAACGGCAGTGATGTCTGAAGATGAGTTACCGTTTCCTACTTCTCCACCGAAATAATAACCTAGAGATTTAAGATTACGTAGGAATTTGAGTAAACCTGTTGGTCCTTCTTTTGTAAGTTTGTCACCGATAATTGCTGTCGGGTCTTGGTCAATCATGTACAAAGGACGTGTTGCGCCAGTTGTTAAATTGATAAGTTCAGTGCCGTTGTATGTTTTTATCTCACCAGTGGTTGGGTCTGTGTACTTACGTGCAGGTAGTTTGTAGTTTGATGGCAGACCAGTTGAGCCAGATGCTGCGCCTTGTTGACCAAGCCACATCAAATACGCTTGCTGCTGTGCAGGCGTAAGTTTCGCTAATTCTTCAGCAGTTAACTGCCTTGTGAACGTAATCTCATCTGAAGTTTCCATAGGTTTCGGTGCCATTATTTATCCAATTCAGGTAGAAGTAATCTGTCAAAAACACGAGCGAATTCGGGTGTTTCTTTTACAAGAAGCAAACCTTGGAAACGTAGGGCTGTACGAAGACCAATCGCCTTATCGCTACCCCATTCGTTTCCAGCAGCCTTAGCACCCATAATAGCCATATCACGGAAACTGAGATATTCCTTCAAAGCAATAGCAGTTTCATTATTTTTCAAACGTGGGTCTTGAACAGCAAGACGCAACATCTTCATATTCTTTTTCGCCTGTTCAACATCAAGACTTGATTGAGAAACCATACCAGGGTATTCCATTTCAAGAAGAACCTTTTGGTCAGCAATTGCCTGGCGTTGTTGAGCATTTGGTCGCTCTCCACCTGCTTCAACAAGCGCACGATACTTGTGCATACCTAAAACATACTCAGCCAATTCAACCTGTGTTGGGATAGGCGGGATTCGTTCACGCTTGCCAGTATTGATTTGGTACAACCACGCTGCATGGTCATAGTTTGAACCCTTAGGCGCAAAGTAGCCAACAATTTCACCATAGGGTGTATCAAACAAATCAGCGTTATCTAATTCCCATTTAGCAAACTCAGAAGATGCTTCAACACCAGACATCAAAGATTTTGTTTTACCAGCCATAAAACCAAAAGTTTCTTCACCAAACATATACAAGAAACGTTCTACTGCTGTGTCATAGTCCTGGCTTTGAAGTTTATGGAACTCTGATGTGAGGTAACCAGAAAAAATATTTCCTGATTTTGTACGCACTTTTGCTTCAACCGTTGGGGAAGATGGTCCAAGACCTTGACCAATACCACGTAGCATTGTGAGAATACGAGCCTTATGTTCTGCTTCTTGGTCAAACTGTTTGCGTTGTTCAGGAATACTCAAATCGTATTTTCCTGTTGCCAATTCAACACGGATAACCTCAGACAACGTATCTGCATAAACACCAGAAGAACGTGGGTTATCAATAAAGCCAGAAACAATCTTGCTCAACCAACCAGGCATATATTCTTGTACATCGGATGGTGCTTTAGACGGACCGTAAGGCATAAAGAATGTTGCATAGTCACGCAACTTCGGTGAACTGTAAAGAAGTTTACCGAGAGGAAAACCAACGACAGGGCTGAAACCTGGTGTGAAGTTGAACGCCATGTTCATACCTTTAAGTGGTGCCTGAAGGTTGTAGTTAGAACCTGTGTCTTCACCGCCAGTAATTTTGTTGAACAGTTTAAACACCAAGCCAGACATCGGAAGGCTGTACATCATGTCTCCGCTAACAGGGTCCTTGTGGAGTAAACCTTTATTACGTAGCACTTCTGATTCTTTATTACCAGTAAGGATTTCGTATTTGCGTCCGAGGTTAATAACCTTGTCTGGGTTCTTAGCGAGAAGACCAATCCATGTTTTTGTTACTTCTGTCCATGCTGCACCGAACGGTGAAACAATGCGGGCTGCGTCTGTGATGGAGTTACGTGCGCTCGCATCAAACAACAAACCTTCAATCTTGTCCAATGTCAAAGCATTAGCGAAAGCATGGATTTCGTCACGACTCATCCAACCCTTAGCGTTATCAAGTGAATCAAACAATTCATCAGCATCAACATTTCTACCAAGGTAATCCTTCACCGTGAATGTACGGGCAAAACCTTTTGATTCAGCCATTGCTGCGTAATGTG